TTGGGTCACATAAGTGTGACAACGTAATGTTTTGCATCGCACTAAACATGGTTTCCAAACGTCCAGGATATTGACGGTCCCAAGTATTCAGCATTTCTTTCACGACTTGACGTTGTAAATTAGGTTGAGAACCACATAAATTACAAGGGATAATTGGGAATTCTTTGGCTACGGCATATTTTTCAATATCTTTTTCTTTACAATAAGCCAATGGACGAATCACGATTTGCTTGCCGTCATCTGAAATTAATTTCGGTGGCATCGATTTTAATTTTCCACCGTAGAACATATTCAGAAACAGGGTAGCCAGCATATCATCACGATGATGTCCAAGTGCAATTTTTGTTGCGCCAAGTTCAGTTGCCGTACGGTATAAAATACCACGACGTAGACGAGAGCAGAGAGAGCACGTTGTTTTGCCTTCTGGGATTTTCTCTTTTACGATGCCATAAGTATTTTCTTCAACGATTTTATAATTCACACCAATACTTTGCAGATATTCAGGTAAAACATGCTCAGGGAAACCAGGCTGTTTTTGGTCTAAATTGACAGCGACGATATCGAATTTAATCGGAGCGCTTTGTTGTAAATTCAACAAAATATCAAGCAGTGTATAGCTGTCTTTACCACCAGAAAGACAAACCATTACTTTATCACCCTCTTCAATCATGCCAAAATCAGCAATTGCATTGCCTACATTACGGCGAAGACGTTTTTGTAGTTTATTGAAATTATAAGTCTGTTTTTTATCTTGGTTTTGTTCTGTCATATTGATTAACTTTAGCTAATAAAAAAGCCCTGAATAACTTCAGAGCTTATAAATTCTGTGGTGCCTAGGGTCAGCATCTTTAATGCGTATAAAATCAATTATTTATATTCATTTTGGTGCAGTTTTGGTGTAGTGTATAAATTCTTTATAAGCGTTTCATGTACCGAATCCCCCATTTCACAATCTCTCCAGCAACGTATCTTTTTTGCTCGTTTTCTGAGCCTAAGTATCTTGCTGATGGAAAATCAGCTCTTGTGATAATGTTGTTCGCTGTAAAATTATAGGATTTATTGATATAGATCGCAACATCTCCAATAGTCATGAGATTTTTGCTATTTTCAGTAAAAGCAGCGAACGCCGCCATTTTTGCGGCCTTAACAATTTCTTCTTCTGCTTTTTTCGATAAAGTGACTTGTTCCATAAAACCTCCATGTAAAACAAAAGCCGCACTTCCTTGTGCGGCTATTGGATTATTTTCTTATAGCAATATCGATCAGTTCATATTTCGCCTTTAACAAAAACAAATTAAATACAAAGGATAAATACGAATTAGTTTGGAACGATCCTTGCCAGCATTTATCATCATAATTGCGGTAAAGCACGATAATTTTTTTACCCATAATTCCTCACGCATACCATTTTTCTAAGTTTTCGAATTCCTTGACAACATCATCATAACCCAGCCAATTCAATAGATCGCATAGGATTTTATCCGCTTGGTTATGCGCCGCCTCTTTATCAGGATTTGATTGTAATTCCTTTAATTGATTGGCTATATACATCGATGTTTCATTGTTTGGCAGTTTAGGCAAGGGCATCCAGTGAGTCACTTTGGGGCTATCTGTTTTAAAAGTGTCTAAGGCGTATATGTCAGTTATCCACGTTGTAAAAAATTTTGGGTCGCATTTTTTTACTAGATCAGAATACCACCCTTTTTCAATGGTAGTATCGCCATTCTCCCACCTACAACACAATAAAAGATTTGGCTCTTCGTATTTAACTTTTGCATCAGGAGCTACGCTTGGCAATCTATCACTACACTTAATCCATCCACTCATACTTTCTCCTTTGGTGGTTGTGGAAGAGGCATCCAGTAGGTAATATCTTCGCCAAACTCCCAATCATGATTAACAACCCAAGAAAATATAATATTTTCGTCAGAAGTTAATGCCAAAACTCCATCACTGCAACCATCATCGTCTAGCTCAGGCATTCGCTCGCTACATTTAATCCACTTGCACATACTACCACCCACTAACCACTAAACAATCAACTTCACCCATTAAGCCATAGTTGATTTTTAATGTATAGCCTTGTTTTTTAATTCTTTCGTGTAATGCTTCATCATCAATTCTTACATTATCAGGCAATAAGTCTTGATAAATACCAACCTTATTTTCTTTCATAAAATTAGCCTTAATATGAAGATCAATCTTTCTTAAAGCCTCATCGTATTGTTTGCTTTTCAATTCTTTTAAAGTTGAAATAGGTGTTAATGGTTCTTTCTCTTCAAACTCCTTCTGTTTAATTTCACTCTTCCATTCTTCTTGCATTTTCCAATCTGTAACGCTCATAATTCCACCTTATTCTAATTTGCTTTTCATAAAATCAACCCATTTTTGAGCATCTTCTTTTGTACGAAAGCATTGACCATTTTTGGCTGAAAGACTATCAAAAGGATTAATTTCTGCGTATTTACGCATATGCTCAATAGCTCTGCCGCAAATATAGTAATATGAATCACCATTTATCGGCTTAAACGGCTTAGGTAAATCTTCAATGCTAATCTGTTTTTTTGTCTGTTTCTTTGGCTCTTCCCACATTCCGATAACATCATCTTGATCAAATAAATTTTTACCATCTAAAAGCCAGTTAGCTGGGTAACAGTCATTTTCTTTACAATCAGACATAACAAGTCCATTCAAAGGTCGTCTGTTTGCGTGTTTTAATAATTCAGGGTATCTACTTAAATCATAGAGTATGTATGCCTTTCTTCCGCAAGCAAGTTTCACAGGCTCACCATTTAAAGCCGCATCTAAGTTAAATTCTTTCATTTCCTTTCTCCTAAAACAAAAGGCGCTCACTTGGAACGCCTATTGGATTTGTTAAATATTGATTTACTGCTTTGTATATATCCACTATTAATTCAAGTGGAATGTTCGATCTTTCATTGTATGATTTTGAAAAATCCTCCCATTGTTGCTGAGGCTTTGATTTATGATTGTTTCGTAATCCAAGATTAATATTACTCTTAAATCTTGTTGGTTTACGCAAAGGGTAGTTATACAAGTTATAGTGCGCCAAATTATCAAAAGGAATCTGAAAATTGAGAATATCATTTACATAATGCCAAATCTTGCTGCTTGCTGGATTTTCTATTACATAAACTTTCGGATTGTAACGTTTGATAATCTCGATTGTATTGTAGATACAAAGTTCACCATTAATGCGGTTTAGGAAAGAGCGGTCATACTTAAATTGGACGTGCGGTAAATCATAATCCGCACGACTTCTTACTGTGAATTTTGATAACTCACGATTTACTGCGCCAGTTTCCTGTTTCCAACTTGCATTTCCTCCCCACATCGCACTTGCAACCGACCAACTTTCACAAGGCGGACTAGCTATAATCAAATCAGGTTTAGGCAATTTATCAAGCTCATCGAATAGCTTGTTATCGCCAAACATACGACTATAATCAGCTAAATTAAGACTAATAAAATGGTTATTTTTACTCTCAATATCTATGCCGATAGGGTATATTTTGACTGACTGACTGACTGACTGACTGACTGATTAAATAGCTCTGCACCTTGCGTATAGCAACCATTGCCACTATCGAATAATGCCCAAACAATCATATCAATCACCCGCTTTATGGTTTACCTTTGCCATATTAACCACTGGCAAAACATCAACAAGTGGTCGAGAAATATTGCAATCTCGTTTTGCGTTGCGATTTTTGATTGCCCACTCTTTAAAATTTTGTATTTCTTGTAGAGCTAATTTAGCATTGTTAGGAGATTTACAAAGAGCAATAATATCCTCTCGGCTTTCTCCATCGAGTAAAATCCAGTATTCTTTTACTGTTCTTATTGCAAATTTAGCTGTACCACGTGTTGTTTTAAGATGCTCAGATACAAAACAATAAAAGGTGCATTTAAACAACGAATAAGGGATGCTTACATTAATCTCATTCATTCTCACGCCCTCCGCACAATGCGATGCCGCCTTTCATAGCGTATTTGGTTTCATTATTGCTTGCCTTATAAAGCCCACCGGCAAGGGTGAAATAATTTGCGGCATCAATATAATGATCGGCATGGCTTGAATCTCCATTCAAGATTCTCACTTGTTTTGCATTAGCCATTGTTAAACCATAAAATTTAACATTGCTAATTGTGCCAGCTAACCATTTTTCGACAACCGGGCGCATTAGTTGTGCAAAATCTTGCGCACCCTTTTCAAAATCGCCATGCGTATTTTTTCGCTCTTCTAAAATTTCTTCTGCTGTTTTCATAGTGCAACCTTTAATCCATTAAATTCAACTGATAGCTCATTCAATAAGCCTGAAAGCACGTTGGCCATTAAAATAAAATCAGCGTAAAAGCGTTTGCCAATTTCTTCTTTGGAAATATCATTGTTTTGCTCTGTGATACGGTCATCAAATTTCAACCGTTTTAGTGTTCCATCATCACGCAAAACAAATTTGAGATTGTTTTCCCATTCAAGAGCGAGTTTTGATACAAGCCCTGATTGTGCAAGCTCCACAATATCTTCATCGAGCAATGATTTATTTTTGCAACTGATTACGCCAAGATCGTTTTTCTCACGAATCTCAGCCTCTTCTAACAAGATTAGCCAATTAGGCTCTTTATCTGCAATCCACTCAGTCATCACCTCGTAAGGCGCTTTGTTAAAGCTAACTGGAATAACTGGAAGTGATCCTAGTGATTTACGCAATAGCGCTAGGGCATCTTCAGCGATTTTTGATGATGCTGCATCAACGTAAATCAGTTTTGTTTTTAAATCGATGAAAAGTGCGGTAAATTTAAACTTGGAAAATGCTTGAGAGGTTAGTGATGCAACAACATCATCTCTTAATGATAGGCGCTCAGTTTTCTTTAATTTTCGCTGTTCTTTTTCTTCAAGTGCCGCAATTCGGATATTTAGTTCTCGGTTGATCACATCTACCGGCAAAATCTTTTCTTCACGTTTAGCCATAAGCAAAACTTTGTTATCTGCAAAATAGGCTAAATGGTCATCTGTTTCTAACGGTGCAGTCCAACCGAATCGGCTAATCTCAGACGGTTCGCACGGTGTAAACTGGCATTCTTTTAGTTTTGATTCGATTTCACCGAAGTCAATATTCTTTGTTAGGCGATAAATGATCGCATTTTTAAACCAATACATAGTCACTCTCCTTGTTTTTTGTACTTGTCTAGATAAGAAACATCGGCTACGGTTGCCGGTAGTTTTATTTTATTTTTTGGCAAACTATCTGATAGTTGTTTTTCCCATTGAGGAAACATTGTTAAGAATGTTTTGTCAGTATCGACTGATAAAATTGTTTCTTTAAGTTGTTTTAAATCAATTTCAATTTGATGGATTTCTTTTTGAGTATTTCCCACTAATTCTTTGAATCTTTCGCTTTTGTAAAAATCTTCATCAACAAAGAGGTTATATGTGTAATTTTGTAATCTACATCCTACATGTGAGGCAAAAGTTAATCGCTGTCCTTGCATTTGCTTTAAAACCCCTTTGTAGAATTTAACAAATTTTTGATCTTGCTCCTTATCAATATCTACTTGCAATTCTTCTGCAAACTGTCTTGCTTTTTTTATGTTTAAAGTATTCACAATTTTAAAATAAATCACTTCTTTAACTTGCTTGCTTAACTTCATTTTACCCTTCCTTGTAAGTTTAAAGGCCACTATCTAGCGGCCTTATTTTTGTTAGTGTAGTTGATTATTTCTCTAATTTGTTCACGAACACGCTCAATCTCTAAGTAGAGAGCTTGCTCTTGCTTATAAAGCTCTTTTAGTTGTTGCTCTATGTTTTCGTTATCCATTTCACCTCCAATTATCGGAATAGTTTGCCGCACTGTATAGAGTGCAATATTCTTTCAGGTGTTTCTTTTACGTTTATGCAATTATCATCGTTTGAATTTAATGTTGTTATTACGGTTGCGCCATTATAAGTATTTAAGCTAACGATGGTTTCTGCATTGATGAATATTTCTCGTTCATCTAAAAGTGTTAATTTAATAAAATTAGCCATATTTCCTCCTAGAATGGTTGTTTCTATGATGTATTTTTACATAATTTATGTATATGGAATTCAAAATGGAATATTGTCATCAAAAGCATCCATTGGCGGCTCAGATTGTTGAGGTTTAGATTGTGCTTTTTGTTGTTTATCTTGCTGTTTAGACGGTTGATTTTGTGCGGCATCTTGGTTTCTACCGCCTAGCATTTGAAAGTTATCGCATTGGATTTCAGTGGAGTAACGATCTTGACCGTTATTGTCTTGCCATTTGCGAGTTTTTAAGCGCCCCTCAACAT